GTCGAAGAGGCTGACAATGCCAACTTCTTATTTATCTCCTGATCACGAAAATTTATGTGACCAGAAGTAAATTTTGAAGTCTCTAACTTCTTAATAATATAAGAAGCTAGAGCCTGCTGTGCATACTGCATACAGACAGGTTCAATGGCAATGATCCGTGGTCCTTTCAACGTCTTAGGAACAGGAGTTACACGAACAGGTAATTCCTGTTCTTCCTGGGCAAAACTCACTTGGGCTAATCCATCTTCTTCATCCATGGCGTGTTCTAAAGACGCCATTAAAAATGAAGAAGAAGGAAAGAAAGGTTCTAACCTTTCTGTCCAAGTTCTGCTAGTATATTTCCGATTACCAGAAATATGCTCCGCAGTTTGTCCAGGTCCATGTTTTGGAGTGACAGTTTCAGGATCAAAGTGATCAAGAAATACATCACCCCATAATAACCGACAAGTTTGACCAAATAGGTCAGAGTGCCGATTAAACATGGAAGTTGGAAGAACGTGCTCAACCTCAACGAAGGATCTAAGTGCTCTGTATGTTCGTTCTGAACTACAGGGCAGTCCAAGTTTCTTGAAGGCGTAAGCGATTTGCCTAACACCCTCAATTGCTGGAATAGATTCTTCATCAAGTAACGCTCCCGTTGTAACGTCAAACACGAGACTAAGGAAACCCTTCATAAATGAAGGGAGACCTTTACATCTTTTCCAACCAGGAAAAGATGTAAGAGATACCTGTTGATTTGCAAGCGCTCTTTCGAACTGCTTGCCAAAATCAGGTAGAGATATCGTAAGGAACGATATCCCCTCGTGTTTAACTCTTGACTTAATTGTCTTAAAGTCAAGAGAAACGTTACGGTTGTCGACCGAGCACTTGGCCGCGGCATCCTTAAGGATGTGGAGGCCCAATGTCAGTAGGTTCTTTTCATGGCTTTTCACGACCCCTCCTACCGGAGGTGGTACGGTCCAGCCATGTTTGGAATCTGAAGAGGACGAATCCCCTTCAGGATTCGCCCTCAGTTTTGGCCATCTTTACTCGAAGAGTCGGATAGCCATCCATAGGGTTACACAACCTTTCGGTTGAGTATCCTTTCGAGAGAGTCCAATATCTTCACGACTGTTTCCAGCATAGCTGGAAGCAATTCGAGAAGTTTCGGAGCTTTCTCAAGGATGGTAATAACCAAATCAACGAGAGCCGTCACGACTCACCGCCAAGGATCTTCGCGATATTCGCAGAAGTAAACCAGGCGACGAGCGCGTCTGCAAGATAGTCGAGTTCGGTATCGGTGAAACCAAATTCCGGTTCATCGATAACGATGTAGATCCCAGCTTTCTGAGATTTATTCTCAGTAGTAATGGGATCTGCAGCGATCACCGTTTGATCCAAACGGACCATACGGCGAGAGCGCCCTTTCGACTTTTGATGAGAGATCCGAAGTTGGACCACTTCATCAGCAGAACGATACGTTGCTTCAGAGCTTCCAACGGAAACACGAGGCAACGAAGTCGGTACGGCATTGATGGTTACTGATTGAGGGTCTGCAAACATGACGACCTACCTCCACAAGTTAAAGGGTTACCTAGAACGAAATTATTCTAGGGAACTTCTTTGAGCGGCGACTGTATATACAGGCGCTCCTAGTGACCACTTGCATACCTTTGAAGACCAAGGGCAGCAAGGATCGCTACTTGTCTGGCGGTCAGTGTTCCACTGCCACCAAACCCAAATTGGGAACCTACGGCACGTTCCTTCAACTCCACTACGTGGGTTGTTGAAACATGTACGGACCCGTGTTTGAAAGTCTGGGATTGATCCCATTCCTCTTCCACGGTCTTGGTCCGCATGACGTAGGCATACTTGGCCACAAGGTTATCATAACCGGCATTAGAGATATTGGACAAAACTGTACCAATACCACTAAACCAGTCAGCTAACCATGACCAAGGAAGTAGCTCCCAGCAAAGTGCAGGCGTTAGAGTTAAACCGTAGAGATGTCTGACTAAAGCCGAAGGAAATACATCATCCACTTTTGGGAAATCTCCCTCAGGGATATAGTATTTCATCCGAGCCTTAAACCAGATCTTCTCTACCTCTTTACGCTTGACCTTTGCTGTTTCCAAAACCACAGGTGTGTTGTAGTACGCGGTGTTGAGTGTTGGATATAAACAACAAGCAACCTCGCGTGCACTCGACGCCTGTGATTGGGAAATGACGCCCTTGTTCCATCCTTCGGCGCCATACGTGAAGGCCTCTCCAGGCTGAAGAGCCGCATAATCGATCTGTAAAGGATCGAAAGGGCGGTTAAGGACAAAGGAACCATTGTATTCGTATCGAGATGAACCTTGAGTAAAACTCATGTTACATCCCCTTACGGCAATCGGATAATTCTTCGATTGGATTAACAACGGTCCTCCGTCCTTCCAAGGTGGTCCTGAATGTAATTCATCAGTAAGCACCTTGTAATCAGTCGTTAAACGAATTGCAGGCCACTTGTAAGTGGTAGGCGGTAATTCGACCCAACTATGGCCGTTATACCACCAGGAACGAGCTATACCGAGGGTTATAGAATTAGCCTCGATATAGTGC